GTAAAAAATGAAAGAACAAACTTTCACCAGACTATCGTCAGGCAATACAAATTCAATAGATATTGAAGAATTATTTTTTATAGATGGTAATGATGATCGAATCGGGTATTTAATGATAACAATTGGTCATTCTGCAAAATATCCAGGTGAAGAAGTGCTTCTTGAAAAAGCTGATGTTAAACAATTGATTGAAAAATTACAAATCCATTATTTAAGAATGGTTGAATGATAATGTCTCCAAAAGGTAAAGATATTCAAGTTGACAATGGCGAATTTACAAGGATACACAATTCTATTTTAGAAGTGTTATCAAGATTACAAGTATCATCGCTTGAGTTACGGATCGTATTATTTATATTGCGTAAAACATATGGGTTCGGAAAGAAAACAGATGTAATTAGTTTGTCTCAATTTGAATCATGTGGCAGTGATCGACGCAGAATATTTGACGCAGTAAAAAAATTGATTCAACTGAATATTATTACCAGGAAAAAGAAGGGGCTACAAACTTATGAATATGGATTTAATAAATATATTGAACAATGGTCTCCTGAATGTTTTCAACCAAGAAGATCTGGAAACGGAAAAAACTTTAAAAAGAAAACTGTTGACGTTAATGACACTGGTGACGGTATAGACACTAGTGACGTTAATGACATAGGTACTGTTGACGTTAATGACAACGGAACTAGTGACGTTAATGACACATACAAAAGAAAGAAAGAAACTATTAAAGAAAAGGGGCAACAAAAAGTTTTTTCAGACCAACAATTGTATTTTGGTAAGTTGGCAGAAATATGCAAAGTTGATATGAAATTGAAAAAGGGGCAGATAGCAAAAACGGTTAAAAGATTACGTGATGCTGGTTATACCATGGATGATTTGGAAAACTTTATACCATGGTGGTCAAGTAATGACTTTCGTGGAAGAAAAGGTGACCCACCAACCATGGCTCAATTGGAAGAAAAAATATTTCAGTCAAAAGAAAGCAATAACAGCAAGACAAAAAAATATGTTAGTGAAACAGTTAATATACTGTTACCTGGTGGTGAAATTACGAAAGGTAGAACATGAATCCAGAATTGGCACAATTCGAAGCACTTGGTAAGGATATACTACGGCGCGTTATGGCTGAAGAAGATCCAGAAGATATTCGAACCTGGTTAGGACATACAATCGAGCGACTTGGATCCGGTGAAAGTGAAGACGCTTTGTTATCATGGCCTGAATCGTTCGACCTGATGGATAAGGTATTGGAAAACTACAAGACACTAGCCAATACACCCGAAAGTCTGCGACGTGATTTATCCTGGCCATGGCAATCATGGAACAAAATCATTGACGCACCTGAGGAAGGTATGCTGGCACTAATCACGGCACCGGACGGCCAGGGTAAAACAATCTACGGTGAATCAATCGCTGAACATTGGGCAGAGCATAAGAACCGTGTTGTGTACGTACATTATGAATTGAATCGCAAACTAATGATGCTTCGCAGAACTTCCCGTCATACTGGAATTACAGTTAGGGAGTTGAAATCAGGCCAATTGAATCAATGGCAATTACAAAAATATAACGAAGTCAGACCGCGATTATTGAAATGGGAAGGATATATTAGTTACCTTCATACACCAGGCTGGACAATGGAACAAACAATTGCAGAGTTGCGCAAAATGAATGCTAATGATGAATGTGACGTAATCGTTCTGGACTACCTGGAAAAAGCATCAGCATCTAATCGGCAACTGAAATTATTTGGCACCAACATCTACCAGCGTGAAGCGGACAACGTTGAGCAATTGAAAAACTTTGCAGAAACTTCAGGGATTCCAGTTGTGATGATTGCACAAATGAGCAAGGCTGGTAAGCAATCGAACTTTGACAACGTTGATCGAACTGGGATCCGCGGAGCCGGTGAAAAATCCGACAAAGCAAACCTGGTAGTAATGCTGAAACGGGAACGAATTGAGGATGGATATTCCAATACCGTTGATGTGCTTTGTGATAAAAATACCATGGGGGGAACGGGTACATTCCAACAGATTATGCAACCTGAATATTTCAGAGTTGGCGATATTGTGAAGGGAGAGTAATTATGAATTTATGGACTGCGCGGCAAAAAGCCGAAGCCGAGTACAAACAGGCTGTACGAGAATGGAAAGACAAGCCGACACAGCGCAATGCTGACAGGGTGCGTATCAAGCAGGCTTTGTTGGAGGGTTTGCAGAGGTGGATAGCTGAGAGGAGTTGGGGATAATGTTTACAAAAGAATTCATAGAAAAACAACGGGATATTATAAAAAATGTATCTCCGCTTCCATGGCACGCTTGTTCTTGTGGTAAGTGCGGAATGATCTCAGGTGAACACGATCACATTGCTACTGCAATACGTGGAGACTGGGGAGATGACTACCCAGACATACGTAGAATTGGTGGAAGTATAGAGGGCAAATTTGAAACATTTATGAACCAGATTACTTATGGACATATTCCAGAAGAGACAGGAAATGTTAATGCTCAGTACATTGAGCAAGCCTGTAACAACTACCCTGAAGCCCTAGACGAAATCGAACGCCTTAGGGGGGCTTTGAAGGATATATATTTATTACCGTTTGGTCAAAACGTACGATACGCAGACCAAATAATAACAAGTATTCAGAAAAAAGCCGAAAAAGCCTTGAACGAGGTGACGAAATGAAAATGCAGGTCGATATACAGGTCAATGGCTGTCCTCATTGTGAGGAGCACTTGAAAGACGAAATTTATCAATTTTGGCTAGAAGGTGATTACCCACAGAATTTTGATTTTGAATGTCCATATTGCAACAATGTATTTGATATTGAGGTAGAAAGATTACCATCATTTTTATGTTCAAAAAACGAGGCGACCAATGACCGATAAACTAGACTTTCACATTGGCTACCCAAATTACTATGCTAAATCTCCAATCACCATCAACGGTGAACCACTATCCACGGAGCAACTGCACGAGCTTATCGTATCGCAGGCGATGACGATAGACAAAGCCTTGACGAGAAATGGTGAACTGGTGGATGCGTTCAAGCGAGTCCGCAAGTTGTTACAGGAAGGTAAATTTTATGAAGCATGGCACGAAATTAACAAGGTGTTAGGATGAAAATTATTTCACTTGGTTGGGGCGTCCAGAGCATGACCCTTGCAGTCATGGCAGCGTTAGGCGACATTGAACCCGTTGATTATGCCATTCATTCAGACACGACACATGAGCGGACTGACACTTATATCTATGCTGAAAAGTGGACTAAGTGGCTGGAAGATCGGGGTGTGAAGGTTATAACGGTAAATGACGAAAAAGCAGCTAGCGAAGTTTGGGAAGGTAAATTTATACCGGTTATTGCAGACAACGGAATTGACGAACCAGGCAGAGCATTAAGAACATGTACACAGCGATGGAAAATTGCACCCATGCGAAGGATGATCCAAAAACTACGCAACGGAGAACCAGTTGAACAATGGCTAGGAATATCACTTGACGAAGTGCAGCGGATGAAACCAGCGGACGTGAAATATATTACCAACCGCTATCCGTTGATTGAGCGCAAGATGTCACGTTGGGATTGTAAACTGTACCTTGAGCGCAATGGGATCGAGATACCACCAAGATCAGCATGTGTGTTCTGCCCGTTTCATTCCAGGTCTGAATGGCGTGATATTCGAGATAATGCTCCAGAGGATTGGAATAAGGCGGTAGAAATTGACCATGCAATCAGGAAGGCGCGACCACCTTATGATTTGTTTGTGAACGTACAGCGTAAACCACTGGAAGAATGTGACCTTGATAACGAGATAGACAAGGGACAGTTGAGCCTTTGGGATAATGAATGTACGGGAATATGTGGAGTTTAGGCGATGGGCGTGTGGTTGGTTAATCATACATCGCAACAGAAAGGATTACTCAAAATCTGTGGAATTTTCTTGACTTCCTGAATAAGCCAAGAGGCAATCCAGCCACACGCTTTATTTTGAAAGGATAATTATGACATATACACCAACAACAGACCGCGAAATATTGAGATTGTGTGAGGTAGCATGGCAGATACTACTCAATCACAAGTATAGTGGACTTACCACAACGAGTCTGAAAGCGTGGATGCAATTACAGGGTGAAACCGTCGGGCATGAGTTCAATTTGACAATGGAGAAAAACGGCTACTTGCTTTGGATTGATGGTAACAGGTTGAAGCCATTCAGACATCCAGACGGCGAGTTCGTGGAGTATGACGAATTGACATTGTTTGATGCAGATAATGCGGTGAACAATGGCTAGAAAATACATTAAATACCAGGTCGTTGAAACTGGAGAAATTTGGACACTTTACGAGAACGATAACCCGGATGTGTACCAAAAAGCGTATAATCTATATGGCAAGGAAACATTGCCATATCTGAATAGATTTGGTGAGATAATAGTTTTGGAATTTGGAGAGGAAGATGGCTAATATACAAGAAACACCGGTAAATGTAATATTTGTTCTGGACAATAAGTCACCGCGTCCACGAATACGGATTGAGGTCGGCACCTGGTCAGAAATGGAAGTTATGCCGCCTGAGATATTTTTTAAGCTTTGCGCTGAGTATTGGAGTCACAAAAATGATACCGCAACTGTCTGACTTTGACATCCAATGGCGGATGTTGGAAAACCACCGCGTATATTGCACATATTACAGCCTGTGGAATTGTACCGAGTTGCTATCTGTGTTGATGATTGTAATGATTATGATTGATGCTGAATGTGATAAGTTTAGTGGGAGGTTGAATTGAGTGACCTTGAAGATTTACTGGCACAACAGATGAAATTCGCCGGACTACCGGAGCCGGAGCGCGAATACCGCTTTGCACCACCCAGACGCTATCGGGCTGACTTTGCCTATCCCGATGAGATGTTGCTGATTGAGGTCGAGGGCGGTGTTTGGACTAATGGTGCACATGTCCGCGGTAAACATTACACGAGCGATTGCAGCAAGTACAATTTAGCCGCGACCATGGGTTTCCGTGTATTGAGGTTCACGGGCGAGATGATAAAATCAGGGTTGGCTTTGAGGACGATAGAAGAATTATTGAACGGAGAGAATAATGTCAAAACGAAACCGTGACGAAAGTTCACGCTTTGAAATAATCCTGGTTATAATAATCATGATTAGTATAGTTTGGTCACTATATTGTCGATTGCGGGTGCTGGAATTTGTGGCGAGGAGGTAAAATGGACGAACAGAGACCACGAGTCAAAGGCATGTTGCATCTATGCCCCGAAGGAAAACGGCTGTATGATGAATATTGCAGAGTGCTTGACGATGACAGCATTGAAGCGTTTGGCACCATATTTGTGAACGCATGGCAGGATTATAATGATCACTTCGCCACATGCCCTGATTGTTATTATACGAAGTGATTTTAAGACTTGACTACTTGACAAGATAGAAATAATGTGCTAATGTGGTATTGTGTATCAAATTATAAAATCCTAAGGAGTCACCATGTCAGTATTAGCCGTTTTGGGAATTATCCTCCTATTGTCGTTTTTAGTAGAGGCGTTGGTCGAATTTTTGTTTGGTCAGTTTTGTGATCATATTCCAGCGCTTGAACCTTACAAGTGGCTATCGTTTGTGTTTGCGATGGCTGCGGGAGTAGCAGGCGCGTTTATTTATCAGTTTGATCTCATGCACCTGG